CGCGCTTCGTCGTCAATGCCCGCAACCCCGAATCAGGCTTCACCGCGATCATCACCGAAGAAGTGCTCAACTGGCTATGGCGTACCTACGACTACCAGCGTGAGTTCCGACTTGCGATCAATGACTGGCTGCTCGTCGGGCACGGTTGGGTGAAGTGCGGCTACAAGTGGACGAAGCCGCCCGAAGTCAAAGCCGACGACACGCAAGACAACAACAACGACGGTGCCGACGCCGGGCCCGAAGAGGGCATCGACGACCGCGAAGACAAAGAGGGCAACGTCGAATCAGAAATGCTGCAATGGGACGAGGATCGCCCCTTCATCGAGCGCATCTCGATCTTCGACATGTTCGTCGACCCTGACGCACGCCATCCGAAAGAGATGCGCTGGATCGCTCAGCGGACGTGGCGACCGGTGCAGGACGTACAGGTCGACAGCCGCTACCTGCCCGCTGCTCGCAAGAAGGTCTCGGGTTCGTCGTGGTCGCGCTGGGATCACAACAACGGCGATGCCCGCGACAGCAGCGATAAGCCGAGCCAGGGTTCGATCCGCTTCTGCGAAGTGATCGAGTTCTACGACCTGAAGCGGTACAAGGTCAGTACGTTCTGCCCGACCACCGACGATCAGGACGAGCCGGTCTATCTGATCAAGCCAGTCAAGATGCCGTACGCGTTCGGGCACCCGTTCGTGATGTTGCGCAACTACGAGATTCCCGATCACTTCTATCCGATCGGCGATGTCGCCCAGATCGAGTCGTTGCAGTTGGAACTGAACGAGACCCGCACGGCGATGTTCAACTATCGCAAGAAGTTCCGCCGGGCATGGGTGTACGCGCGTGACCGCTTCGATACCGATGGCGTGGAAGCGTTGGAGTCTGATCGCGACAACGTGATGATCCCGGTCCAAGGTGACCAGGACCCGAGCGACTCGATCGCACCTGTCCCGGTCGTGATTACGCCGCCCGAGTTCTTCGACCAGTCGGCGATGATCAGCAACGACCTCGATCGTGTCTCAGGTGTCAGCGACTACCAGCGCGGCTCGCCGCAGCAACAGATCAGACGTACCGCCACCGAAGCGGCGATGATCCAAGATGCCGCCAACGCCCGCGCCCAGGACCGGCTCGCCAAAGTCGAACTGGTGTTGTCCGAAATCGCCGAACGGGTCGTGGGGCTGATGCAGCAGTACACGACCGGGCAGCAGGTCGCTCGGATCGTGACGATGCCGGTCAAGGGTTGGGTCAACTTCGACAAGGACCGCATCGCTGGCGAGTTCGACTTCGAAGTCCAGGGTGGTTCGACCGAGCCCCGCAACGAGACCTTCCGGCGTCAGTCGGCGCTGCAGATCGTCGATGCCTCGATGCCGTTCATGGAGGCAGGCGTTGTCAACATGCCCGCCCTCTATCAAGAACTGCTTTCCAAAGGCTTCGGCATCAAGGATGCCGGGCGTTTCGTGTCGGCCCCGCCGCCTCCGCCCCCACCGGAAGGTGCCGAGCAGTCGTTGCAGCAACTCGGTGGCCCGCCGCCCCAAGGACCGCCGCCTCAGGGCCCACCGCCGATGCCGCCCGGTCCGCCGCCAGGTATGGAGGGGATGCCCCCTGAGATGATGGCGGCGATGATGGCACAGGGTCAGGGACCGCCGCCACAAGAGATGATGCCGCCCGGTCAAGCGCCGCCAGTGGAGGCAATGCCCCCGTACTGATTTGCGTGTGGCTAGTATCCGGCTCACACGAACAAGTCAGAAGGGGCACTCGTGAGTGATGCACCAGCCTCATTTGAGGCTCCCCCGGTAGACAGTGACCCCGCCGAAGGCGGACAAGTCGAGTCGCCGGATCAGTCCGAAGCACCGCAGCCAGCGGGGCCCGAGTATCTCGACATCGACGATCAGATTGCGAATCGCCACGTTCGCGTCAAGGTCGATGGCGAGGAAATCTCAGTCCCGTTGTCGGAAGCGATACAGGGGTATCAACGACAGGCGGCGTTCACACGCCACTCGCAGGAACTGGCCGAGCAACGCAGAGAGCATGAAGATGCGCTGCGACTCCACCAGGCGATGCAGCAGAACCCTGGGTTGACGATCCAAGTCCTTGCCTCTCGGGCGGGGATGTCGATCGAGGATTACTTGGGCCTGAGCCCGCAGCAGCGAGCAGCCGCCGATGCGCAACCGGAGCCCGAGTTCGATGATCCCTTGGAACGTGAGATTTATGTCGAACGTCAGGCACGCCTGGCGCTCGAACAGCGAATCGCACAACGCGAAGCCGATGAGCAACTACGCGGTGCGGTCTACGGGCTGCAGCAGCAGTACGGGTTGAACGACGAACAGATCAGGGCGGTCGTAGGTCAGACCATGCAAATGGGGCTGGGCATCGACTATCTCCCGGTGGTGTACCAGGCGATGGCCTTCCAGGCGATGCAGCAGGCGCAGGCGGAAACGACAGCGCAGCAGCAACAGACGGAGACCCAACGTCAAGCGGCAGCGGCGCAAGCGGCAGCGGTGGTCGGCAACGGAACTGGTGTGGTCGGCGGTTCGCCCACTCCTGCGAATCCGTCGTACTCGAACTACCGAGAAGCGATCACCGCCGCCTATGACGAAGTCGAGGCTCGGCACCGCTAATCGGTTCCTGCCGAAAGGGCACATCCGATGGCTCTCGCCACTCACGTACCAGGCACCTGGGACGAACTCCTGACCAGCACCATGCACAACGTGCGTGGCACCTACACCGACAACATCTTCAAGAAGAATCCGCTGTTGGAGCACCTGCTCTCCAACGGGCGGGTGCAGATCAAGGACGGCGGTTACGAAATCATCGAGCCGCTGCTCTACGCCGAAGGGCAGGCCGACACCTACGGCGAGTGGGACATCATTTCGGTGAAGCCCGCCAACTCGCTGACCGCCGCTCGCTTCCCTTGGAAGCAGTGGTTCTCGACGATCATCATCTCCGGTCTCGACGAGGCTCAGAACTCGGGCAAGGAGCAGCGCATCAACCTGCTCGAAGCCAAGATCAAGCAGTCCGAGATGACGATGCGCTCGAAGATGGCGAAGATGCTGTACGGCACCTACGTCTCGGCGACGCCCGCCAACGACTGGATTTCGCTCGACACGGCGATCGATAACACCACTCCGGTGGGTGGCATCGACCCCGCCACCGAGGCGTGGTGGAAGTCGTACGAAGCGGTTGTCGGCGCAGTCGACGCGGCTGGCTTGGAGACGGCGATGCGAACGGCGGTGATGACCACCAGCGACAACGGCGGCGACGCCGTCGACGCGATCTTCACCGACCCGGCGACGTACGCCTTCTACGAGTCGACGCTCACCCCGCAGGTGCGCTACACCGACACCGACAAGGCCAACCTCGGGTTCCGCAACCTGCTGTTCGAGAACGCTCCCGTCATGTGGGATGCCGAGTGCCCGGCGGGCACGATGTACGGGATCAACTCCGAGTACATCGGCATCGCCATCCACAAGGACCGCAACTTCGAGCAGTCGCCGTTCACCAACAACCTCTCGGGTTCGGTGCGCGGTGTGGCCGGTGGCGGCGCTGCTGGCGTCGCCACCGCCGAGGCGCTCGACGCTCGCGTGTCGTTCATCACCACCTATGGGAACCTGACGGTGCGCAACCGTCGTCGGCTGTTCAAGCTGACCGGCATCGCCAAGGCACCCTGACCTGTTGACCCCGGCCTCCGCTCCCGCGGGGCCGGGGTCGACACCTGCGAGGATGGTGTCATGCCCAAGCCGAACAATCCGTATCGCCGACCGATCGACGCCACCAAGGAGTCGGCGATGACAGTCGGCGAGTACTACGGGACACGCGCCACCGACAAGGCGATCAATCACGCTGCAGGCGGGCGCAACGTCGGGCCCGCCTCGCGCTATCAGGCGGTCGGCAATGCCGATCCGACTGCCAAGCCAGCACCTGAGCCGAAGTCCAAGCGCGCCTACGTCCGCAAGGAGGCGGCACCCGCTGTCACCGCAGAGGATTTGTTCGGGTGACGACGCTCATCGAACTCCGCTCGATCGTCCGCACCCAGACGCAGACTGATACCGCCGATCTGCCGGATGTCACGATCGACGTGTACCTGCAGCAGGCGTTCGAGCGCACGCTCAACGCCGAGACGCGTTGGCCGTTCTATGCCCAGACGTGGGACCTCGTACTCGACCCCGATGCCAACACGCTGACGTTGGCGGGCGACGTGGCAGAGCCGGGGATCATGGCGTTGATCGACAAGACGAGCGGGGTTCGACTGGGGATGGTTCCTCATGTCTGGGCCGAAGATCGCTTCGTCGGCAGCAACGTGGCGTCGAGCCCAGGGATGTTGTACTCGGTTTGGGGTGACAAGATTTATCTCTGGCCGCAGAGCACGTTCCCCGAGGCGCACACGTACAAACTGCGCGGCTACCGCACACCGTTGACGTGGCTGACGCCGGAAGGATCGCCCGACTGTGACCCGCGACTGCATCTGCCGCTCACTCATTACGCGGTGGCGCTCGCCTATGCCCAGCAGGAAGATGGCGAGTTGGAGCAGGTCTACATGGCGCGCTGGCTGGCCGATGTCGAGATTGCTCGTCGAGCGATCATGGACCCGGTTCATCAGCGGCCGTTGGTGATGTCGGGGATGGCCGTCTATCGCTACGGCCCGGCCAATCCGTGGTCGATCGAAGTGCCGATCGTGACCCCGCCGTGAGCCGTCGCCTGGAAACGATCAACCTGACCGATTTCACAGGCGGCGTCAACACCACGCGCTCCGATTTCCAGTTGCAGCCCAACGAATCGCCGGGGATGCTCAACATGGAAGTCGACCCCTATGGCGGCTTCTACACCCGGCCCGGCTGGGCGCGTTGGGACCCCACCAACATCCTGACCAACGGACTCGTGTTGCCCGGCACGGTAGGCAACTACGTGTCCACGCCCGATAGAGCCTCGTGGCAGATCACGAGCGACGTTGAGGTTGTTGCCCGGCTCTCTCTGCTCGATTGGACCCCGTCGACCAACATGGTGATCGTCGGCCAACGCAACGACCTCGCCAACCAACAGTCATGGAGCGTGTTTGTCGGCACGACCGGTCTGTTGCGATTCATGCACACGCCTTCCGGCTTCTCGTCGGTCATCAAGGACTCGACTGTTCCGGTTCCGGCGACGGACGGGCTAACGATTTGGGTCAAGGCCACTCTCGATGTCGACAATGGCGCTGCCGGGTACGACGTGAAGTTCTATTGGGCGGCGGATCAGGCCACTGAGCCGACTACATGGACGCAGCTTGGAGCGACGGTTACGACTGCGGGCGTCACGTCGGCATTCAATAGTTCGGCTGCGGTCGAGATTGGTTCCCGTAATGCCGGGGCCAATGATCTGCTGAAGGGGACTGTTCGCCGCGTCATCGTTCGCAACGGCATCGGGGGACCGGTGATCGGTTCACCCGATTTCACCGCTCGATGGACGGGCAATACGAACATCGACGCTCAGGGCAACGTGTGGACGATCAACGGTGCTAACTCGACATGGTTGCTTGATTTGCACACCGCCTGGCGTCCCCGCAACGCCCAGTTGCATCCCTATTCGAACGGCACGTTCTCGGTGTTCATCGCCAACGCGGGCAAGGTCTGGGCGGCGGGCCCGAACGTAGCGTTCACTGACCTGGGACTGACGTGTAGCGCGACGCCACATCTCGCCGACCCGGCCGCGTGGGGCAACACGGTCTACATCGCCTGCGGTCGTAGCAACCCGTCGTGGAAGGTGACCAATCAGCCCGCCCCTGGCAACCTCGGTGCCGCGCTGACCGTGTCGGCAGCGGCCAACTGGAACAACAACTACACGATCCCGGTGCGCGGCACGATGCCAGCCGCCGAGCATCTCGAACCGCATAGTGGCTACCTGTTCGCTGCCAACACTCGCGAAGACAGTGTCGTTTATCCGAACCGGGTGCGTTGGTCGCATCCTGATGAGCCCGAGGATTGGGCGCTCAACGACTACATCGACATCGAGGAAGGCGGCGGTCAGATCACCGCCATTCGCTCCTTCGACGATCACCTGCTGATCTTCAAGACTGACTCGGTTCATGCTCTCTATGGCTACGAACTGTCGTCCTGGCAGCGCCGCAAGATTTCGTCTTCGGTCGGCACCCCGAGCCCGACATGCGTGACCCGTTCCGAGGACGCGGTCTACTTCTATTCGGCGACGGGACGCAACGGCGTCTACGTCTATCAGGGTCAGACGCCTCAGGAAATCTCACGCAAGCAGCGTTGGGTGTTCGACACGCTCGCCAATACCACCGACATCTGGCTGTCGTGGATGGCGCGTCGCTTGTGGTGCTCGGTGCCGTGGGAATGGGAAGCGCTCACAGACGGCTCGCACGGCTCGCTGCTGGTCTATGACCCGGAGAATGGTGGCTCGTGGATACGTCACAAACCGCCGATCGGCACGATTGCCTGCACCGTTGAATACTCCGATATCGCTGCCGAGTATCCACTCGTCGTGACCTGCGGTTGTACCGGCGTGGCGGGCGTGCTCGCCGTCGAACGCCACCCTGACATCGCCGGGGATCAACTCGTGCAAGGCCAACCGGCGGTTGGCTTCCACTGTCGCTATCGCACGAGTTGGCAGGACGCAGGCTGGCCCGAGCGTCAGAAATCGTTCCTGCGTCCACGTCTGATCGCACGCGTGTCGCCGTCGACCGTGACGATCAAGATGTCGACGTTCTGGAACTACAACCCCAACGACGAGCGCCGTTCGCACGCCTTCGCGATCCAGGCCGGGGGCGGCGTCTTCTGGCGAGCGTTGGGTGCAGCCGATCCGCTTGGCAATGGTTTCGATTGGGGCGACGGTTCGATGTGGGGGGCGGGCGTTACCGACCGGGCTGGCGACGTGTTGGTACGACCAAGGGTTGCCAACCCGGCCACGCGCGGCACATCGTTGGGATGGGCGCGTGCCGTGCAGTTGGAGTTCGCTCCCAGCGATCACACGCTGGCGCTTGCTTGGGGCGTTGATGCGATCGTGCTCAAAGTCAACATGAGGGAGCTAACGACATGACCGCCATGCCGCCGTTGCGGCCGATCCTCAACAACACACCAGCCTCGGCGACCGATGTGGACTGGAACTTCCAGGCGGTCGAAGATTACGTCGCTACCGACCTGATCCATCGCGACGGTTCGGTGGCGATGGAGGCTCCGCTCAATCTGCTCGGTGCGCCGCCGTCGCTGCCGACGCACGCGATCACGAAGGGATACCTCGATACCAACGGTATTCCGGTCGGCGTCATTTGGCAGTACGCCGGGGCGACGGCACCAGCCGGATGGGTGTTCTGCGACGGCTCCCCGAAGTCGACCACCGATCCGTTGTACGCGGCACTGTTCGCGGCAATCCAGTACGCCTATGGCGGGTCCGGGGGCACGTTCAACCTGCCCAATTTGGGCGGGCGAATGCCGGTCGGACGCCAGGTCGGCGACGCCAGGTTCGGCACGCTCAACGCTCCCGGCGGCAACCGCAGCTTGATCATCCCTAATCACACGCATCCGATGCCGCACGTTCACGCCATGGCCGATCACGCTCATAATCGTGGCAGTCACGCCCACGGCATTGCCGCCCACCAACACCACATAGCCCACACCCATACCGTTCCGTTCCGCAAGGGCTACAACCTCAGCGCCGCTAACGACGGTGGGGAGAATGGAGTGTTCAAGGAGACCAACGCGGTGTGGAAGCCCGCGATGACGATTCCGCTGTCGTTCACGATACGCGAGACGGCGATCTGGACCGGCGACCCGCCAGGTGGACCCGACTATGCCTCGTCCGGTATCAGTGGGGGAAATAATTACTCCAACTTCAACCACGACGGCATCGGGCAGGCGACCGGCACTGATGGCGACGGCGCTACGTCGGGGATGACCGCTGCTCAGAACACCGGAGGGACCGGGACACCCAACACCAGCGACGCCAACGGGGCGGTCAGTCCCACCGACGCCAACCTGCCCCCCTACGTCGTCGTCAACTTCATCATCAGGATCGGGTGATGGCGACCTTCAGCCCCTACAACGCTGGTGACTACGAACGCCAGAAGACCGGCATCGAGTACGACTACGGCAACAACGTGGCGACCAACGCCTACGGTCGTTTCCTCGGACAGCAGCGGGGCTCGCGCCAACTCGGCGACATGACCCAGAACTTCCAGCGCAGCTACGCCCCGTACAAGTCGCAGTTCGGTCAGCGGGGGCTCGGTGGTGGTGGCGCACGCAGCGGCATTCAGCACCAGGCGATGACCAACTATCTCGGTGACTACGCCCAGCAGTACGGACGCGCCCAGCAGGATGTCACCCAGGAGCAGCAGCAGTTCGATTTGAATGACCAACGCTTCGCTGCGTTCCGTCAGCAATCATTGGCTGACCTGGAAGCGCAGAAGGCGGCGCAGATCGCCAATGACGCGCAGGCGTTGGAGTATCTGCGTCAACTGGTAGGAGGTATCTGATGGCCGGATGGAATATCAAGACGAATCCATGGAAGCCGACCAAGCCCGTCGTTCGGCCGGTCGTCAAGCCGACGACGACCGCGCCGTGGCAGACCTACAAGCTGAACAAGGTGTTGCAGTCGTCCGGCAAGAATCCGGTGCAGGGTGGACCGGTCGCATCGGCGGCGGGCAATCAGTACACGTCACTGCTGCGCCAGGGGATTGCCAACCAGGCGAGGATGCCGGGTGGCGGTACGACGTGGTGGACGGGGAACCTGACTCCCAGTCAACTCAATGACCTGACGCTCGATCCCGGCAAGTTCAAGCAAGCCAACGCCGCCTTCAACTTCATGGGCGACACCGGAGTTCCTCAGAATCCTTTCGCTCCCGGCTATGGCAGCAGCGGTGGCGGTGGCGGGGGCGGTGGTGGTGGCGGCGGGCCAGCCGGTCTCGACCAGGAGACGTTCGATTACCTGGCGTGGATGGTCGGTCAGGGCAAGCCGCGCGACATCGCTTACGAGGCGCTCGACCTGCCTGATCCGAGCCAGTACATGAAGTGGGACAACAGCCTCTACAACACCGCTCGTCAGGGTGTGCAGACCGGGATCGAAGGTATCCGCGGACGCGGCAACACAGCCTTCGACGCCGCCCAGGCAGAACTGCAGAACTATCGCAACCCGTTCGAGGGTGGGCTGCAGACCAACAACCCCGATCTGCAGATGGCGATGCAGCGGATGATGGAGGCCAACCGCGTCAATCCGTCTCAGGTTGGTCAGACGCAGTACGAGAACATCAATGCCGATCGGGCGATGGCGAATCAGTTGGCGATGTTGGCAGGCACCGACCAGGCCCGCATGGCGGGCAACTTGCGAGGGCTGCAGGGTGACCGTACAACGTTCGATCAGAACCTCGGGCTGGAAGGCAACATGTTGAACCTCGGCGTCAATATGGCCGAAGCGAAAGGCAAGGGTGCCTTCGATCAGCGGCTGCAGGACGCCATGTTGCAGGAGCAGCAGCAGGAAGCGATGCAGAACTGGCAGCGTCAGAACACGGTCACTGACACCAACGTCGGGAACTGGAACGATTGGTCGCAGGCAGCGATCAAGCAGTACATGGAACTGATCGGAGCGGCACCTGGCGTGAACCTGCCTGCGGTCGGCACCATGCCGTGGGGCAACTGGCCGGTACAGGCGGCGTCGGCATGAGCATGGATGGCTACTACAACGACAGCTATGACCCGTACGCGGAAGAGTCGGCGCAGTCGCCGTACGCCAGCATGTTCTTCACGCCCGAGCAACTGGCGATGCAGCAGGCGATGCTCGGTGGCGGGGCGATGGGGTCGGGTATTTCGCCCGACATCCTGATGCAGTTGTTCGGCGGTGCTTCGCTGCCGCAGTTGGACACCAAGGGTCGTGAGCAGCCGTACGACCTGGGCCTCGCTCAGCAGTTGATGAACTACGGCCAGGACATGGCCTCGTCGTACACCAACCCGGCGCTCGCCTATGCGGGCGGTGCTGGCTCCTACGCGCCGGGCGCGCTCAACCCGACCCGCGAGGAAGAAGTGCTGCAACTCACGCAGGGCCCGCAGTTACGGATGCTGAGCCAGTCGGGCGGCATCCAAGGCACGCTCGCCGATCTGATCCTGGGTGGCATGAACGCCGGACAGGCAGCGGCGCGGGTGCGAGCGATGTTGGAGAAGCCCGAAGAGTTCGCCGACGTGATCACGCCCGAAGAGGCGGCGAGTATGCGCGGCGAGTTGCAGTTGACGCAGGCCAGCGATTTCGCCGATCCCACGCCGGATTTCAACTCGATCAACACGATCGCCGACAAGATTTACAGCCCGTACCTGCAGGAGCAGGCGATGCTGCAACAGTCTGATGTCGAGTTCGATCCGCTGACCGGTCGTGCTGTGCGGGTGTCCGAGCGCGACTCGCCGACGATGGAGTTCCTGAAGAAGGCCGGGCTGCCTGATCCACGCGCACGCTACGACGTGGAGTTCGCGCTGCAGAACGACCCGACGCTGATGACGCTGCTGCGGACACAGGCAGGGTCACAGCAAGAGCGCGACATGATGCGCGGTGAGTATGACGCGCGGCTGAAGCGGATGCAGAAGCGACGCGATCAGAAGGAGCAGGACGCCGCCGAGATGGAGAAGTACGCCAGCGCCACCAAACAGGCGATGGCTGACTATTTCGGCGAGACCGGGCGCGGTGGACGTTCTGCTGCCAGCCCCGGTGCTGGTCCTGGCTCGGGGGGCTACAACCCGTCCGGTTTCGTTCCCGAAGGCTGGGGTGGCGGCAAGCCTGCCGGTTTCGACCCGTCGTCGTTCATCCCCGGCGGTTGGGGTGGCGACCGCGCCGCCTCGCCGTCATCTCCTGAGGGTGGCGGCGACGGTGGCGGCAACTTCCTCTCGGGTCTCGCCGATCGGGTGGTTTCCCAGGGCCGTGGCATGGTCGATCCGTTGGGCGTGTTGGGCAAGGGTCGTGCCGTCGTCGATCCGCTCGGCGTTCTGGGCAAGGGCCGTGCCGCTCTGGGTGGCATCTTCGGCGGTGGGAATGAGGGCCCGGCCGGGCCCAACCTGCCGAGCAAGCCTGCCCAGGGCGAGCAGTATTCGCTGATGGAGCAGTTGCTCGGCAAGCCGATCCGGGATCGTAAGCAGGCGATGGTCGACGAAGCCGTGCCGTTGAAGCTGCAGCGGCTGGCGCTGCAGCAGAAGCGGCGTGGGTTGGAGGGCGTCGGCACCGAGGCGGCATGGAAGTACGCGATGCGGCTTGCTCCGATCATCAACGCCGCACGGCGCGGTCAGACCCCGGCCGGGGATGCCGTCCAGCAACGACTGGCCCCGCTCTACGCAATGGGAGCGATCAACAGCCAGCGCGGGTTCTAAATGGTCAACCCGCTCGCCGCCATCAATCAGGCGCAGTACGGCATGGGCGCGCCGCGTTCTGGCGTCACGTTCATGCCGCCGATGAACCGGGCCCCTGCCCGGCGACGAACCACTGCTCCTATTTCCCGGGAAATAGCACGCGGCTCATCGCTGGCCGATCGCATCCGCGCCAATCCTGATGCGTTCGCGCGCTACGCCAACGCGCCAGCCGAATCCGGTGGCGGTGTCAGGGATAGCGCCGTCCACGGTCTCGGGTGGATCATCGGCAACCCGGTCAGCAAGGCGCTGCTGAAGCCGTTGGAAGTGCTCGACTACGGCCGCGCCGCTGTCGGTGGCAGCGTCCGTCAGTTGCTCGACACCGAAGCGATGGAGGAACTCAACAGGGCGGTCGCCAAGCTGCCCGGCGTCGAGTACTCGCCGATCAAGAACCCCGAGTACGACCCTGGCTGGGATTGGGGCGAACTGTGGGAAGACATCAAGAAGCGCGAGGGCGGTGGCACGTCGGTGATCGAACCGGCCTTCGGGGAAGAGGGCACCGATCGTGGCATCTGGACCCGGCGTGCGCTCGGCTTCGGATTCGACGTTGCCACTGATCCGCTCTCATTCGTGGCGGGTGGCACGAGGGCGGCGGCTGGCAGCGAGGCCCGGTTCGGATACCTCAACAAGCTGCTCGACGCACAGAAGGGCGCACAGGCGGAGCTACGGGCAACCACGGAGACCGCTGACGCCATGGCCGACATGGCGAAGGCCGGTTGGCGTACCGCCGACGAGGCCGACGAGGCACGCGCCGCAGCAGAGGCAGCCCAGCGTCGTCTCGACGATCTGAGCAAGATCGGTCGGCAGGATGCGATCGACGTGATCGGTCGCCGCGGCGTCAACCGTGCGACATCGGCGCAGTTGGAGGCGATGGGGATCGGGCCGCACGCGGTGCGGGTTGGTGGCGTAGCGATTCCGGGGCGGATCAGCGAAGCAACCTCGCGCGGCGTCTCGCGGGCGTTGTCGCCGGGCAAGGAATTGTGGACCCAGAGCGCCGGGCGGCAGGCTCGCAAGCTGGTGACGCCGAAGGGTGTGCTCGGCCAGAAGCTGGGCCCGGCGACAGAGCGCATCCTGACCGGCAGGGGGCCGATGACACCTGAGGTTGCGTTGCGCACCCATGCCGTCAATCAGGCGATGCGACTCGCGCAAGGTGAGTTCCGGGCCCCGGCACGTCAGTTCCTGCATCAACTCTCGGAAGACATGAAGGGTCTCTCCAACGACGAGCGCGCAGGATTGGTCCGCCAAGCCGAGGAACAAGGCGTCCAGAACTCGACCACGAAGATGGCCGGGCAGATGATCGAGACGATGAGGGCGATGGGTCTCGACCCGCCCGAGTTGAAGCCGTGGATGCTGCCCAACGGCCAGATGTCGCAGTACGTGATGCCGCACGTTCTCAGCCGCGACGCCTTCCGATTCTTCAACCGGCTGAAGAAGGGCGACAACCCGCTGATCGACTTCATCCGTCGCGACCTGGGCGTCACCGATCGTGACCTGTTGGAAGAGGGCGGCTTCCTGCAGCGCCGCCTGTTCCGCCCCAACGCCGATGGCTCGCCGCAGAAGTTCACGATTGGCAAGGGCAACGACATCGAGATTGTCACCGGCTCGGCTGCCGAGTTGGAAGAGAAGTTGGGTGGGCTGCTGCGCCAGCACGGCTTCGAGGGCAAGCTGTACGAGACCAATCCGGTCGAAGCCTGGCGGCGCTACATCCTGTCGACCGAGAAGGACGTTGCCCGCAACGTGGCGCTGGAACAGGCGACGACGTTCGGCCTCTCCGGTGTCCGTCACAAGCCGAAGGCTCCAACCTCGTGGGACCCGTATGGCGCTGACCTGAAGATGCAGCCCGCGATCGGTGAGACCGATCCGCGCTACATCCGAGGCGAGACGACCACGCCGCGCCCGGCCGACACCGATGTCTACGAGATGATCGAAGACGATGCCGCCACCAAGGCGCGCAACGAAATCATCACCAAGGGTGGCGAGAAGAACGTCCATGCCCAGGTGCTCGGCGAGTACCAGGAAGCCGCTCCCGCCGTTCGTCAGAACCTGGCAACCCAGATCGAGAACACCCGCATGTACACCGAGGCGGCGTACGAGCGGGCGAAGGCGCAGAGCGGTCGCAAGTTGGAGAAGGCCGAAGGGATCGTCACGTCGACGCGGGCCAAGGTCGACAAGTTGGAGGCCGAGTACCTCGAACTGATCAAAGAGACCTCCGCCAACGAGGCGCTGATCGCCGCTGGCAAGAGCACGATCCACGGCATCCGCTCACAGACCCCGAAGAAGATCAAGGCTGCGGTACAGGCCCGGCTGAACGAGATTGCCCGGCAGTTGGAGCATGAGCGGGGCCGGTTGCAATCGCTGCAAGGTGGGCTGCAGAACGCGCTCGCCAAGAGCGAACAGGATCAGGTCGACGAGGGGCTGCAGCGCATCTTCGATCTGCACCAGGCGGTGTCGTCGGCCGAACGCGATCTGGATTCGATGCGCACCAAGGCGGCACGCAATCTCGCCCGGCGGATCACGCGTGAGACAGAAGGCCGTGGTCATCTCATCACTGAAATCGAGGCGATCGAGGCCGAAGACATCTTGCGTCGTGGGCCCCAATCGGAAGCGGCGCTGCGGGCCGCGGAGTTGCAGACCCGCAAGGCGAACCTGACCGAGCAGGCGAACTTGCGTCGCGGTGAAGCGCGCGACCTGACCAGCCAGGCGGAACGGATCGAAGAACGGCTCGGACGCAAGACCGGTGGCACCACGCCGCGCACCGCTGGCCGACAGGCGCGTATGGCGGAGGCCGAGCAGGGGATGGTTGCCGAAGCGCGCAGATTGCGGCGGCAGGCACAGGTCGCGACCAACCGCGCCAACACCTTGGAAGGCGACCTGGCGAACCTGGAACGTCGACTCCGTGAAGATGTGTGGCTGAAGGCCCAGCGCGTCGCCGACGACTATCGCGCCCAACAGAATCAGATCGAGAACTACCTCAACCCGACTGCTGGGATCGACATGCGCTCGGCGCGGGCCCGGCTCGATACCGCTCGCCGCGAGATGGACGAGTTCGGGATGGACAAGAGGTTGGCCGAACAGGCTTCGTCCGCCCCACCCCCACCCCCGCGTGGAGCGGAACGGATCGAGCAGGTTCTCGCCGCCGAGGGTGAGAGGCCAGAGTACAAATACTCACGCCTGGATGGCAGCGAGTACTCCGACGACAGCCCGCTGAAGGGCCGTTCCTCGCACAGGTTGGATGTCACCGCCACCGACGAAGCGAAGGGCCTGAGCGGCTACGGCGTTGGACACATCAAGTGGGATGATGTAACCGGCGAAGTGCGGATGATCGACATCGAGCCGAAGTACCGGCGCAGGGGTGTTGCCGTATCCCTCTACGACTACGCCACGACATACGCCCAAGAGAACGGACTCGTGCCACCCAAGCACTCGTCGTTCCAGACCGTAGAAGGCAAGGCGTGGGCCCCTGAGGCTGATCGAGAAATCGCGCGCTGGACGCGTGATCCGAACATCACTGGTGGGTTGGAGGGTGACGAGGCATTCGGCGCTCGTCAGGTGCTGGATTCGGTCGAGGCGCGTGAGTGGGCTGCCGACGAGACGCTTCGTCACAGCATTCGCGAAGACATCGACAGGATCGAGAACCCGCGCCAGGAAGGGGGCTTGGTCGAATGGACCGAGGTAGGACGCCCGAAGCCCGCCACCGAGCCGCGACCGCTGCGTACCTGGCGCTCACACAACTCGAAGCGTCGCCGCCTGATGGGCGAGATGCAGCGCGTCCGCGACGAGGCGTACTTCACGAAGCCCGGGATGGGCGAGGGTGAGTTCTACAGACGGCCCAAGCCGCGCGCCCGGGGTGCCAACGAACCGAAGTGGATGGAGGGATACCGGCAGAAGCCCAGCACGCGTCGCCTGCGCGGCAAGGAGCCGTGGTGGACCGAGGAATACCCGACGCGGCCCGATCTGTCGTCGACGAAGGCGAGCCGCACTCGTCGGCTCAACAAACTGCAGAAGCAGTTGGACGCTGAGAACGCGTGGCTGGCGAAGAATCCGCAGCCGCCGTTCCCGAAACCGAACCCGCGTGGCTTCAAGTTCCGCGCCAAGATCGGCGGCAAGCTGATCCGCCTCGAACGGGGGGCCGACGACGGTACTTGGAAGATCGTGATCCCGGGCGCGCCAGAGCAGACCTTCCGGGGCTCGATGGCCGAGGCCTTCCGCGCTGCCGAAGAAGCTGGTCATGGCCTCGGTCGGACCACCCCCGACGAAGCGTTGCTATCCGAACTGCGACAAGACCTGGCGGCTGTCGAGGAACGGATGCTGCTCGGTCCCAGCGGAATCTCTGATCAGGTCGCCCAGGCGCGCAAGACGCTGGCGCAGGCCAGGGTCGAACAGGCCGCGATCCCGCCCAAGCCGATCCCTGAGCCGACGCCGGAAGAACTCGTGCGGCGGCGCTTCGAGCCCAACATCGCCGAAGCCGAGCAGCGCGTCAAGGCGATGGGTGGGCAGGGCAGGCCGGAAGAGTTGGAGGCGATCCGCCAAGGCATCCAGGGCCCCGCCAACGAACGCATCGCCGGTATCGAAGGTGAAGTGCAGAGCCTGCGATTCCAGAACGATCGCATCGAGACGATGATCACCGACCTGTATCAGACGCGAATGCCTGATCCGGTCAACGACTGGCAACAGGCACTCAACAACGCCGACCAGGCGCGTGCGCTGCACCAGTCGATCAGCGACTACATCGAAGCCTTCCGTGTCCGACAGCGGGCGATCGACATCGTCGAGAAGAACCGTCGTGCGGGCGCACCGACCGCTGCCGACTTGGAGCGCGTCGCCAAGGGACAGTTGGAACCGGCTGACGCGCAGGGGCTGATGAAGGCCGTCGACGACATCAATGGATTCATGACTGCCGCCGATCTGATCCTGCCGAAGGGTGTCCGTCAGCGGATCGAAGCATCGCTGATGTCGTACGAGCAGTCGCTGGCGGCGCTGACCGAGACCAACGACATTCCCGCTGCGGCGCTCGACAAGATGATCCGCGAAGCCAACAACGGCAAGCTGCCGAAGGTGCTCAAAGCACAACTGCGTGATGCCTGGCGTGAGGTTGGTCAGGATTCGGGGATCATCATCGACAAGGAGTTGGAGCGGGCGTTCTTCGGCGTCGAAGAAGTGTTGGACTCGAAGCTGTTCGGTCCGCTGTTCTCGACGTGGACGAACTTCTTCAAGACCTACGCCACGCTGACGCCCGGCTTCCATGTCCGCAACGCCATCTCGGCGATCTTCATGAACGCCACTGAAGGCGTCGGTGCTCGCCAGCAGATGCGAGCGATCAAGCTGTGGAGGGAATACCGCAAGGCCGAGAACCCGGTGACGTGGCTGGCCGGTCGTTCCAAGGCCGAGCAGGAGGCATTCCGCGCTACGTTCGCTTCCGGTGCCGGTGGTCAGTTCCTCGAAGCTGGCGTCGGTGAGGCACGCGCCGGGGCCAGCCGCGTCACCGAGCGACTGTTCGCCAACCCTGCCACGCGGCTCTCGAAGGGTGCCGGTGAATGGGTCGAAGGTCCGCAGCGTTTGGCATTGGCATTGCACACCACGGCTCGCGGCGGCACCGCAGGTGAGGCGCTGGCGCGTGTCAGCCGCATCCACTTCGACTACAGCCAGGTGTCCAAGTTCGACGAGCAGATGAAGCGGATCATCCCGTTCTGGACGTTCATGTCGCGCAACGTGCCGCTGCAGTTCACGCAGATGTGGATGAAGCCGAAGATGTACAACCGCTATCAGTCGTTCATTCGCAACCTGCAGTTGGGCAACGAGGATCAGCCGATCCTGCCGAGCTACATCACCCAGGGTGGTGGTGCCTACTTCGGTGTCGACACTCCCGAATGGGCGAGCAAGGTCCCGATCATCGGCCCGCCCGCTGGGATGCCGATCGTGTTGTCACCGGACCTGCCGCAGAACCGCTACCTCGATGATCTGCAGCGCATGACCAACGCCCTGTCAGGTCAGGGCGTCGGCCAGATGGCGACCAACCTCAACCCGATGTTGACGGTGCCCGCCGAGTTCGTCAGCCGTACCGATTTCTTCACTGGTCAACAGTTCGATGAGACCGACAAGGTGCAAGTCGGGGGCGCTGCGCTGCCGTACGCGATGGCGCTCTCCCTCGTCGGTCAGGCACGTCGGGGGGCGGATGGCAAGTGGTACGTCGACGCTGCTGCGCTCAACGCCGCACGCGGCCTCGATCCCAACCTCGATCGCTTGATGCGCCTGATGCCGCAGTTGGGTGGCCTCGAAGGGACCGACAAGACCGGTGCCTCGACGACAGCACGCCAGGCTGAATCGTGGGCCCGGTGGGCGGGCCTGCCGGTGCGAACGATCAGCCCACAGCAGCAACGCAGCGAGCTACGGTCACGAGCATTCAAGGAACGCGACCGCCAGCTTGCGTTGGCGAACTCAGGAGGCTGAGATGCCGGTCCATAAGACACCCGGTGGCTACAAGTACGGCACCGTTGGCAAGGTGTATGCGACGAAGAAACAGGCCAACAAGCAGGCCACGGCGATTCGGATGAGCCAGAAGCGAGCAGGAAAGCAGGTCAAGTGAGCGACTTCGCCGACTACGAACCCGAGGACGCGTGGGACGCTGACGACGACGCGATCGACATGGCGCGCAACCTGATGCGTCGGCTCGACGCACTCGATCATGCGACCAGCCGTGAGTCGGTCGAACTGCTGATTGGCGTCATCGAGCTACGTCTCGCTCAATACAACCGCCTCTATCACCAGTTGAGCGATCGTGAGCGGCTGCGCGTCGATCAGTTGGCCGAAGACCTGCCAACGCTGCGTGAGAGGGCGAGGCACGCCTGATGGGGACGGTGTATCTCTCTCAGCTTGCCGACTGGTGCCGTGCTGCTGGCCTCAACGTCCGAGAGATGGATGGCTGGGAGCATCGGGCCCGGTCATCGGGCGGCTACGAGCCTGGGCGACCGTGGGCGGTGATGGTGCATCACACCGCCAGCGACACGACCGCCGAGAACGACGCCAACTACATCACCCACAACTCACCGGATGCGCCACTCGCCAACATCCTGCTCGATCAGTCGGGCACGGTGTGGGTGTGCGCAGGCGGGGCCACAAACACGAACGGCAAGGGCAAGGCGACAGCGTTCGAGAAGGGCACGGTCCCAGCCGACTCGATGAACTCGTACGCGGTCGGGATCGAGATGGCGAACAACGGCATCGGCGAGACGTGGCCGCAGGTTCAGATCGACGCCATGTTCACGTTGGTCAACATGCTCACCGGTCGCCTCGGGCTGTCGCCGTACGATGTCTGTTCACACCAGGAGTATGCCCCGGATCGTAAGATCGACCCAGCCACGGCCGCTGCCGTACAGGGGCCGTGGCACCCTCGGTCGATCAACAGCAGCGGTTCGTGGAGCCGTCCCGATTTGCAAGACGAGGCGGCTGTGCGGGCTGGAATCCGACCGCCACCTGAACCCGGCCCCGACCCCGGCCCCGGTCCGACGCCGGAACCCGGTGAACCTGCACCACCCATTGGAGAGGATGACAAGAGCATGGTCGTAGCAATCGACGAGAACGGCACCGCCTGGATCGGTGATGGGATGACCCGGTACAACCCGAGCGAGGATGACTTCAACGTCAAGGTGCTGCTGGCTGGTGACGACTGCTTCCGCCTCGTCAACACCCAGGGCGAGCGCGTCACGAGTTGGAACAATGTCCACACCGTGGGCGGCAATGTGATCGAGGCGTTGGGTCGCCGAGTGTGAGTGTTCGCCACCGATTGGGAGAACCTCACCGTCGCGGGAGCGTTCGTGCTCGGTGCGGCGTTGGGGACGATTGCCACGATCCGTGTGATGAGAGTCGTATTCGGCTATGT